GTGTTGCACTCCAGCTGGTGCTTTCCACTGAGGGGGTCAAGATTGCAGAAACAGTTGCTTCTTCGTACTGGCCGCTCAAGTTTTCGCGGAACACTACGTCGCCCAGGCAAGGCTTAGGCATGGCAAGTCGGATGGAATGGAGTTTCACGGTAACCTCGTGTTGGTGGGTGTCTCAGCTATTCGCTGCTTTTGAATGAACCGTAACGGTGCCTACGAGAGTAGCCGAGTAGCGGCACAGGTTCAACAATACGGCCGGGGTTAGCGTAGCGTCTTCGATATGTTTTCACAAGTTCCATATACCGCTGCATATGCGCTTGCGCGCCGATCTGATCTGCCCCATCGATTAGGGACATGTAGTGCAGCGCCAACTCAAGTAGGCAGGGTATGGCGTCCCTCTGGATCGGAGCGGTGTCTCGGTCATCAATGAACTTTCGAGGCAACCGCAGAACTCGAAAGTCCAACTCGTATCGCTCGTCTTGGTGCGGGTACACCTTCCATGCAAAGTAACCTGTGCTGTGCTTCACCGGACGGTGGTAGTCGTACAGTTGCTTTCCTGTCCAAATGATGCGAGCGCCGGGCAACGTTTCTCTATACACCGCCGGGTCTACACCAGTTGGCAACGTAGCAATCTGGTCGTATGTCGGTTCGACCTCACAAAGAAAGTAGAACCGATTGTTTGTTTCAACTGCCGTGTACTCTGCAGGCGCATCGGAGTTTTTACTGAGGTGGGCAACGTAGTAGCGAATGCGAACGCCAGAGCGACCGAATCGCGAAAGCGTTAATGAGTCACCAAACCCAAGCATCGAATCAATGTTCGTCGCTGACAGCACCAAAGCACTGAAGATGTCTGCGCCCTCTGCAGCGCTGAAGTTGGGCTTGTGAGTCAAACGGGTGATGGGCGAGGGTGCGCTCTCCCACAAAGGGTCGTTGACGCCAGACAATCGAGCGTGCCCCGTTTCAGGAGAAGTGTCTGGTTGGTAAGCCCAGTTGACTTTGAACGTGCTGTCCTGCACCTCATGCCCACCAGGAGCAATCATGGGTCCTTGCTGCCACTCTTGGTCTCTCCGCCCAATGACGTAGGTGTAGCAGATTCCCCACTCACCTGTTTGAAGCGCCTCATCTGTAGCGACTCTTCCCGACTCTCCCCACAACAAGTCGTCTGAGAGCAACTCTTGCCTGATAGGTTTGAGGGGTGAGACTTTGGGAGCCTCTGTGGGTGCAGGGATTTGAAAGTGTCTGCCACGCCAACAACGGTACGGTCGACCGGTATCGTTGCCACGAAAGTCCACCATGTCTTGTCGATATGCACCTGCGGTGTCGATCTGCCACACTTGTTGCCGAGTGTCGTCAAAGATTCGTGCAGGCTCAAGCACTTGCATGACATCGTCTTCAAAGAAGAACTCAGGTTGGTGCAACCGGAAAGATAACGGTGTTGACGACACATCCTTCCACGGACGATCCAGCGTGACGTAGTACGCCAGTGCGCTGTTCTCCGCAGGGTCAGCAGCAGTCCAGAACTCCAGAGACTGACGCCGATACAGTCGTCCTTCACTGTCTTCAAACTCAATGTGGAGCAGTCCGTCAAAAGTGCCGTCGACTGCAGGGCGCCACGTGACGCCGGAACTTGAAACACCGATGCCCACACCTGAGGCATTCACAAACTGCATGATGCGTTTGTCGGTGCTCACCGGCTTGATGAAAGCCGAAACAGTCCCAGTCTTGATGTCGGGAAGCAAAACGGCATGAGCTTCCGAGGGAATCAACGCTTCAGGCACATCTCCGGCCAGTCGATCCAGCGCTAAGTTCAATGCCTCACGAACTCGACGGTTGAGCGTTTCACCCGTAGTGTCGTACGAACGGAAATCAAACATGCGTGCGCGCAATGAACTGAGGGATGTGTCCACAAGGCTCTCCTAAGGAAAAGCGGGAACCCCCGTAAAGAGGCTCCCGCTTAATGTATCACGTAATGACTACTTAATACAGGTCCACGTAAGCATCGCAAACACCGCCCGAAGTAGCGCTGGTAGCATAGCCAATCACCGCACCCGCAGTCGAGTCAGCTTCAGCCGTACCTGCAGTTGCCTTCGAGGCCAGAGTGTTTCCTGCGGAAACGCTAGCACTCTTGATTACGCACTCACCTTTCACAACTACCCAGCCAAACTGATTGGCTGCGATATCGTTCTGAGCAACCCCGACAAGGAGGATGCGCTTAAGGGCCGCAGAAGCGGAAGATGTCTTGACCTGAAATGCTGTCGACGTGGAATCACGCTCAAGCAAGTCGTTAGCCGATACACCCGAAGAGCTTGCCTTGACAAACATCCAAATACGATCACCACTTAGCGAAGCATCCCCGTCAGTAACCTCAGCCGCAGGCTGCACGCGAGTGGAGCCAACAGGATAAGTTTCTCCCGAGTAAGTTCGGCTAAATGCATCTGTTTTAACAGTTCCCATGATTCACACTCCTTACGCGTTTCCACCAGCAACACAGCCGTGGGCTGGGAGCTTGGTCGAAATCATGTTTCCTTGCATTGAGAAGATAGCAGTTACAACGTCTTGGTCACCCACACGCTCTTGGAACTCACTGATCGTCGGAGCTTCCAAAGTTGGGAACTCGAGATAGTCAGTGTTGAGCATGTAAGTCACGCCCTTTTCGGCGTCACTCGATGGGCTGCTGAATCCGCTGCTTGTACGATCAAGGTCGATGGACGAGAACGTCTTGGCGACACCGAGCGAAAGCTCAATGGTGTTGCTGTTTTCGGTCTTGTCTTCGACGATGCTCACACGAACGTTGGAAAGCTTACCAGCTTCAAACTGCGTGAACGTGTCATCATCCATGATCACCAGGTCGGGACCCTTGCCGATGCCACCAGCGTAGTGTGCACACTGACGGTACACCTTACGAAGAGTTGCTTCGGAGAAAGTCGTCGACATGTCGGCGAACTGGTTGAAGTGCGAGATGGAGGTGGACTTTGCAATCCCTTGAACCGTGTCACCATCTGAGGTTTGCTCAGCAGGAGTACGGAAGTCAAGAAGACCGTGGGCCACACCGGTTCCAATACCATCAGACAGGTTACCATTGAGGGTCAGGAAACCCTTGAGTTCCGAGGTGTTGAAAACCAAACCACGGCTCACACCGGTCAGGAAGTATGCGTTCAAGTCAGCCTTGGCCGCTTCCATCACAGTTTGAGGGTACTCTTCAATGAGTCGAATGATAGCAAGCTTGCCAGAGTTCTGGTTAAGCTCACGCTTCGGAATGTTAATGGCAGCAACAATACGATGCGGCTCCACTTGGAAACGCTTGATTTGTTGACGCCGGGTCATGTTCAGCAGCTCGTCACCGACGTAAACACCGACACCCCGTGCAGGAGCACCACCGGAGAAGGACCGCTCGATGAGCGTTCCGCCTTCCATGGGCATCCGTGCTTTGGACTGAAGGGCATCGAACAGTTCATTGCTGCGAACAAATGCATTCACCAGAGGCCCACGGAGATCCGCGAACGTGGTGTTCAAAAGTTCAGTAGAAATAGACATGTTAGCCTCTCGGTTGCTGGGTGGACATCTTTGTCACCCCCCAACCGTTAAGTTGAGTTGAAGGATTTACAGTTTTGATGCTTGTCCACTGATGCTTGCTACTGGACCTTGCGGCTACCCAGCACACCAAGAGGGTGCGTACAAAAGAGTATACGTGCACGACCACTTTGGCAAGACTAAGCGAAAACTTTTCTACCCATGAGTCAGTACTTTGCCCATCCATGGTCACGTGATACCATGGCAGCATGACTAAGAAGAAGGGCGGAGCCAAGTTTGCCAAGGCAAAAGGCTTGCATGAGGGCAAGATCAAAGCGTTGTTTTCAACGCCAGATGCATTCGTGTCGATGTGCCAGATTGTCAGAGAAGACGAAACGATTGGTTTCATGACTCCGACGTACACCCAGCGAAAGTTGTTGGAGGCATACCACGACAACAACTGGGTCATCGTCAACAAGTTCCGTCAAGCCAAGATTACAACCATCTCTGTTATGCTGTTGTTGCGCGACTGCATGTACCTTGAAGGTGTGAAGGGGCTGCTCATTGCGGAAAGGCAAGACACGGCAGAGGACATCTTCGAGCGGATTCTCTTTGCCTACCAGCGCCTACCTGACGATGTGCGGATGCCTTTGGCTCCTGGCAAGAAGGCAGGAGCAACGCAAATGCAGTTCGTACACGGCGGCGGGATTAAGGTTCTTACTGCCGGTGGTCGTAGCCCTGCCATTGGTCGCTCGATTGACCGTTTGGTCATTACGGAGTTCGGTGAAGCCCAGTGGCAGAAGAAAGCCGCCATCAACATCTTCCCCACAGTCAACAAGCGGGTAAACGCGAAGGTCATTCTCGAGTCCACCCCCGGACGCGCTGGCAGTCATCACGAACAAATGTGGCGATCAGCGATGGAAGGCACCAGCCGTTTCCACCCATTGTTCTTGGAGTGGTGGGAGGACGACAGCTGCATTGCACTGGAGAAAGGGTTTACGCCCACAGTCAGTGAACGGGAGTACCAAACCAAGCACCAGGGCATGTCCCTACGGAACTTGGCGTTTCGTCGTCGCGCCCTTGGCACCGAGTTTGTTGGTGATGCTCGGTTGTTCTCGTGCAAGTACCCCTCAGATCCTTACGACGGGTGGTTGGGTGCCACAGACCCTGTAATCCCTGCTGACGTGCTCAAAGCGTACTTGGCGGAGAGTAGTCCCGACCCTCAGATGGGGGCGTACAAGTGTCATGAGATTGAGTCGCCGCAACCCGGTCACCAGTACATCATTACCGCCGACCCTGCAGGTTTTGGTGCGAAAGGTGACCAGTCTGCTTTGACCGTGTTCGATGCGTTGGAGCAGCGAGAGGTGGCGTTCTGGGAGGGCAGAGAGTCTCCCGACCGCTTTTACCAACGACTACTCACTGTTCAACGCAGATACTCCATGGCGCTACTGGCTGTGGAGTCGAACGCTGCTGCGTGCATCGCACTGTTGAAGGACAACGGAGCCAAAAACTTGTTGTGGACCAACCGCAACCATCCGGGATGGTACGCAACAGAAAAACGATTGCGTGAAGCCGAGGCGCGTCTGGTCAAGATGCTGGCCGACCAAGACCTGAAACTCAAGAGTCGTGGGATGTTGCACCAGTTGTTGAACTACGACGGTTCACGAAAGAAGCGCGTAAAGGGCTTTGATGGCGTCACACACCACTTTGACCGTGCCCGTACAGCCGTCATGGCTGCAGATGTTTTGTCACGCCGTCGATTTACTCTTAGTGAAAGTGAAGTACAATCGGATTATATTCCTGGGCAGGTTACCATCGGTGACCTTGACAAGTACAAAGACCGGAAACGCCGGGAAGCCAATACACCGTTCAAACCTATGTCGAGATGGAGTTGACAATGCAAGACTTTGCTAAGATGATGCAAGCCGCCAAGAAGAAAGCCCGCATGGCAGACAAAGAAGCCAAAAAGTCCATGAAGAAAAAGAAGGGCAACCCTCACGGCGGAAACAAGGGCAGCTACGGTGGTTAGTCTTGACAAGCTAATCGACCGGCACTTGCGCCATTACAACCGGCACGAAAAAAAGCAGTTTGATAAAGCGCGCAAGTTTTACCGAGGCGAGTTCTACAACCTTGAGGGCTCGAACTTGGACCGGTCAACTCAGAGCTATCTGTGCAGCAAGAACTTGATCTATGCGATTGCTGACACGGCTGTGAGTGCTTTGTTGGGACCAAACCCGCAAGTTGCCGCAATGGCGCGTACTCCGTTGAGCGAAGAGGCAGCACCGGCTGTGTCTGGCTTGATGGAGTACATTTTCCAAACCAACCGTATGCGCCGGAGAGCCGCAACAGCTCTCATCGACGCCGTCTTGTGCAAGCGGGGAATCTTCAAGACCAGCTGGAATGCCAAGGCAGATCGTCCAGTCGTGCGCATTGTGGACCCGAGCGCTCTGTTCTTTGACCTGACGGTACGAGACCCCGACGACATTCGGTATTGGTTGGAGTGTACAGTCATCCCATACACTGAGTTCAAGACTCGGGTGAAGCAAGGCCGATACAAGAGCAAGAACATTGCTGATGTGCAGCCTGACCGCTTCCCCAAGTTTTTGACGTCTGGAGGTCAATCAGGCGGTTCGGACACGCGAGACGCCTTCCAGTGGGTGACCATTTGGGAGTACTACGATCGCGAGAAGGGCATCGTCAAGCACTACAGCAAACAAGCAAACGCTGTGCTGTTTGAAGACAGGATTGACTACACTCCATACTCCATGTTCAGCCTCAACCACTCTGCAGTGGACTGCTCGGGTTTGAGCGAAGTTCAGTTGGTGTTGAACCAGCAACAAACCGTGAACGACCTGCTGACGCACATGAAGCAGATCGTGTACCTTCAAGTGCCTCGCATTCTTTACGATGCAGGTATGCTGACGGAAGAAGACTTGAACAAAGCCGTCGAAGCGTCCGCGGGTTCATTCGTTGGAGTCACTCCGCAGAACAGCGAGACAATCCGAAACTTGGGTGCGTTGTTCTATCCCATGCCCATGCCCGACACGCCTGCTGGTGTGGTGGAGTTCATCGGGCGTCAAGAGTCTGATGCAGCGTTCATCTCTGCCCTGGCTGAGGCGGCTCGGGGTCAGGTCACTGGCGCTCGCACTGCTACGGAGATGGCAATCATCGATGCTCAGATGCGTACTCGTTTGGCAACGCGTGAGGGGCACGTCAATGACGCCCTCGAAGACGTGGCCAAAAAGGCCTTCTTCTTGTGCAAGAAGTACATGAAAGCCGAGAAGATGGTTCGGATCGCAGGGGACCGTAAGTGGGCAGAGGTCAACCTCAAGATGTTGCGAGACGTCGACGTTGAGTTCGAGACCGTATCGTACAACCCCATCCGTCAAAACCCCAGTGTGTTGGCGGAGACAATGATGCAGATGCTGCCGTTCTTGTCATCCGATCCAAACGTTGACAGCCGTCGTCTGGTTGAAGAGGTCATCTCTGGATTGGGTATGCCTGCACGCATTCTCATGCCAGAAGAGGATGTGCTGGCGGCGCAGCAAGCCCAGCAGTTGGCAGCACAACAACAGTCGTTGGGTGGTGCAGCTGCAGGTGAACCTGCGGTGGCTGCTTCTTTGGTCAATGAAGTCATTGCGAGTCAACAAGCCGCAGCAGAGGAAGAAGAAGCACTTGCGGCAGAAGAGGCGTTGGCAGCAGGAGGAGGCGCACCTATTCGTGAAGGTGCGGAAGCATAATGGCTCTCTCACGGCGCGACGCAGCTCGCAAGGCGATGCTCCTTAAGAAGCACAATCTTAAGGGGGTCAACATCCCCAAGCGTACGCCTAAGCACCCGTCGAAGAGTCACATCGTGCTTGCCCAGGAAGGCGACAAAATCAAACTGATCCGGTTTGGTCAACAGGGGGCGAAAACAGCGGGGAAGCCCAAAAAGGGTGAGTCGGAGAAGATGAAGAAGAAGCGTGCAAGCTTCAAGTCGAGACATCGTAAGAACATCGCTAAAGGTAAAATGAGTGCAGCCTACTGGGCTGACAAGGTGAAATGGTAGTGGTCGAATACAATGAAATGATGGACTCGATGCGCCGCAACGCGCAGAAAGCCGACTCGTGCCCCGCAGCAACGCAAGACGTCGAACTCAACTTGAAGAACCGGCAGAACGCGCTCGACACAAAAGAGTACGGACCTGCCAACCCTGCCCTCGATGAGGAAGGTGGCAACGAGGAGTTTTGGCAACGGTACGCTGATCGGTTCAATGACACCATCGAGAATGTCATGACAATGCGTTGCGGAAACTGCAGTTTCTTTGACGTATCGGAAAGTATGAAAGAATGCATTGAAATCGGAATCGGGCCTGAGGGTGACCCCGAAGCGGCGGTGGACGCCGGTGACTTGGGCTACTGTACTGCTCTCGATTTCAAGTGTGCATCCAAACGTGTCTGCATCATTTGGGCAGGAAGGCAGGTGTCTTAATGGCGAAGAAGAAAAAACTGAGCGCAAAGACCATGGAAACGCTGCGTAAGAAGGCAGAGAAGTCAGGTATCTCTTTGCGCAAACTTGTTGCAGTGTACCGTCGCGGGCAAGGTGCTTACTTGTCTTCGGGCTCCCGCAATGTGCCCATGGCCGCTTGGGCAATGGGTCGCGTCAACAGTTTCATTCGTGGTTCAAGGAAGCACGACAAGGACTTGCGATAGTCATGGCTCGTCGTAAACTGCCCCGTAGGTTTGGTGTGGTCGCAAAGTATCTCTCGGGATCGAAGAACCCCCGAGCAAAAGCTCAAGAGATCAAAGCCACGCAGAAGGCTTACAAAGAAGGTAGACCCATAAACGTCAAAAAAGTCAGTGCGTTTCGTGCCGCTCAGGCCAAGAGAAAGAAAAAGGAAGGGAAGAAGTGATGCCAGGGAGCAAAGCAATCAACAAGAAGGTCAAGAAGTTGATGGACGAAGGTAAGCCGCAAAAACAGGCGGTTGCCATCGCACTCTCCATGGCCCGAGACGGCAAACTGGGACCACAAGGTGGGCGCAAAAAGTGAGTTGGCTAATCAACAACTTGGAATGCAGTGGTTGTGACTTCTTCGAGGAAGAGGTGATGTATCGCCGTAGTGACGGTGTACCCGACTGTCCCCAGTGCAACAGCGAGCGGAAGATGAGCTTCAAGGGTTTGCGCTACGCAGTGCATGGCGAAAGCTACGGGTCTTTCGGTGCCGTTGACTTTGGCATCCTTGGAAAAGCGGAAACCAAGGAACAATACGATCGCTGCATCAGCGTAATCAAAGAACGGTTCCCGAATCACCATGTGAACATCGAGCACGAATCCGATGCCCAGCGCAACGCCCGTTCTGAAGAGCGCCAACACAACACTTATTTAGAGCGCAAAGCTCGTGGGTACGATAGCCAAGTGCTCAAAGAGCGTCGAGCTGAGAGCCACGCCAAAAAGTTTGAACAATCGTCTAACGGAGCCAGCAATGCTAATCGGAGCGCCCAGTGACCTCGAACTCGTGGAGCACGCACAGTTTTTGGCTGCGCAAAACGAGCGTACGCTACGACTCATTCTGGTCCATGGAACCCGTGACTGCACCACCTACGAGGATGTCAAAAGTAAAGAAGTGCGTATACTGCCTAACAAGTACATTCGCGCGATTGGTGCGGAAGCTTCTTTTGAACTGGTCAACATTGACCCGGAATCGTTAATCTCCACAAACTCCTAAACAAGGAACCATCATGCCTACCAACCCCGAAACTGGTGCCGAACTTCCCTCTAAAGGTCAGCCTGGCTACGACGAAGCCAAAGCAAAGTTCCCCGATCTCTACGCTGCAGAAGAAGGCATGGAAAAGCCCGGTGACGAAGGGCCTGACGACGCCGCTATCCCCGAAGACGGTGTGGTGCCTGACCGGGACATCAAGCCGTTGATGGACAAGATCGACGAGGTCACAGACATGGGTGCTGAGGCTGCGTTTGGTGAAGGCGACAAGATGGCAGATGACATGGCCGGTGAGATGGCAGCGGGTGCCATGGACACGAAGCCAATGGTGGAGATGCTCGGCATGTCCGAGTCTCGCGCCAAAGAGTTGTTGATGGCAGCAAAAGAGATCCCTCGGTTTGCGCAAATGTCTGCAGAGGACTTGGCCAAAGCCATCAGCGAAGACTTCCAAATCCTTATGGAACTGGAACGCGTGGCTGCAATGAAGGTCACAGGCGACATGCCTGAACAAGCTGCAGCTGCTGCACCGATGCAACCTGCGCCTGAAATGGCCTAACCTGTTGGAGAGACACCCATGATCAACGAAGACAACGAGACTGTTGCGGATACAGATACGGGAGAATCTGTAGACGTGAGTGATGCGGCGCCTGTAGAGGCTGCTGCAGAGCCCGTAGAGGCTGCTGAACCTGTAGACACGGCTGAAAGCGTAGAAGCCGCAGAAGCGGCACCTGAGGCTGATAGTGACGTAGAGAGCGTCATTGATTGGAATGGAGAGGTCGACTCTCTTCGGTCATCTGACTGGTTCACATCGCTTGATGACAAACTGCAAAGCGCTCTGATGGAAGGGTTGAACACGAAGTACTCGAACTGGCAACGCGGCTACACCGACAAGTTCCAAGAGATGAGTGCTCGTCGAAAGGCCCTGGACGCGAAAGAGCAGGACGTGCGCCAGCAAGAGCAGCGGGTGCAGAAGTGGTTGCACGGCGACATCGACCCTCTTGAGGAAAAGCAAAAGGAGATCGACGAGCTGAAGGCAATGCACCGCGCAGCCATCGACACCCTCAAAAGCGAGTTTGCGGATGCTACGGAAAAAGCCCAAAACAGCAGTAAGAATGAACTGCAGCAAATCATTGAAGAGCGAGAGACTCTTCGACAGCAAATCGAGACTTGGGAAGCTCGTGCCAAAGAGGCTGAAGAAGCGGAGATCGAGAGCGCTGTTGCAGAGTTTGATGCTTGGGTGAAGGAAACATCGCCGCAAGTGCACGAAAACGACGAAGCGTTCAAACTGCTTTGCGATTTGTGCACCGCTTCCGTAGACCCTGCAGAGGCCATGGACATGGTCAACCACAAGTTCAAGATGGGTCAGTACGCCCCTCAAGAAGCCGTTGAGCCCGAGCCAGAACCAGAGCCAGTGCCTGAAGCCATCGGCATGATGAACATGGGAACCAGCGCCAGTGGTACTGAAGAAGCCGAAGCTCGAGACTTTGCATCCATCATGAAGAACCTTCGGAGTCAGGCCCAGGCAGACTTTGAAGCGGAGATGAAAGCACTGAACGAGTAACGTTGGTCGGAGACGTACTCCCCCATCCCCGAGAGGGGTCCGTCAAAGAGACACCCAGATTTGACGGACCCCGCACCGCGTGATGGGAATGACGACGGGATGACTGCTCAGGAGAACAACAGTCACGCGGTGCTCAGGGAGGGAAGACCCCTGTATTCCAAGGGTCGCCTACAATGTATACGCCTCAGCCAAACTTGCCGGTCAACCTGTAGACGCTACAATCGGTAGACGTCCCAATCGATTAGCCCGAGCTGTTGGTAGACCCCGGCGGCTGGGGCTGATACTTTGAACAAAGGAGGCCGCGCTGTGGACCAAATCATCGACCAACTACTTGCCGGTGGGCACCTCGGTCTCTTTGCGGCGTTTCTTGTGTGGCAGTTCATTGCATTGCAAAAGCGGCTCGATCGGTTGGTGGAATCATTTCAATCACAGTTGAAAGACATCAACGACAACTACGACCAGCGACTGGTGAACATGCGTGAGCGGTACGACGCTGTGCTCCGTGAAGCTCGCACTGAGCGCGACCAAGATGCCCGAGAGTTCATGGCAACACGGGCCAAGATTCAAGAGCAGATCACAGCCAAGCTGGACCGGTTGCTTGAAGCGAAGAACTGATTGACGGTTACAAGTCTTCGAGCCCTGGGGGCTCGGGTGTCATCTCGCTCAAGCACATGTCGATGTACACAAGCGCAGCGTAGAAGTCCATCAGGTCAGTCTGGTGGATGGACGCTTGCTCTTCCAGCAACGTCACCAGTTTAGTGACTGCTTCCAGTGCCTTCAAAGGCGTCAACGCCTCGGCTTGCATGATCAGATCTCTCATTGTGTCCTGCTTCGGCCCAAGAGCCTCGTGCTACTGCGGCTTTGGCGCAAGCTTCGCCTAAGAACCTACCACGGTACGAAACCCCGGCATCCTCGAACCCAACGATTACGTCACCATGCTGTGTGGGACGGACGGTGGCGCCTGCGCTGACGAGCTGATGACACAGCACCCCTGCAGTGGATGCATCCAACAAGTCTGGCACCAACCACTCAGACATGTTGCGAACGCTCATGCCTTCACGAAACCGCGTCTTGTACCCTTGCATGGTTTGGTTACGCGGCTTGTATATCCCCAACATTCCGGGCACCCAACTGAACCCTTCCAACACCCTTACGCTCTGCGCCAACTCCAACAACTCTGCTACTTCCTGCTCAGTCACCCGAAATCTCCGACGATAAGGTCATAGGTGGGTCCATGACCAATGCATCGACCACTAAGCTCTTGTCGTTTAGAGTTTACGGGATCGACGCCCGTGATGACAAGCATCATCTCTGGAGGCGTAAGGCGCTTACCGTCTTCTCGCCAGATGCTCACTGACGGGTCGGTGAAGATCTCAAGCCATTCGTCTAAGTCGTAGATGCCTTCGCTGGGGTCTACGTGCAGCTGGAAGACCCACCCACCGATCGCTTTACCGATGTGAAGGTCATCATCCGCATCACACCTGGCGCACACGGGACACGCATCGATTCGGGCGTAGTAGTTCGTGCCCATGGGACTTTAGTCCTTACTTCGATTCGTTTGGTGGCTTGTCTGTAAGTGCTTGACGTTCCGAAAAGCGACGTTCCGGCGCACGGCGTCGACCCTTCGGCGTATCGACAACTGGAAGCTCAAAAGATTCAAATGGCGTGGGTGTTGAGGGGCGAGGTTGTGTCGCAGTTGCGGGTTCAATGGGTTCACTTTTTGGTTTTGGCGGCGTACGCGACGAGCTGCGTGACGCCTTCTTGTATGCATCTGCAATATCCTTGCCGGATAGTTGGGGGCGAAGATCTACCCTTATCTCACTCGCGTCATACTCTCCCATTTGATTTGCGTAGGACGACCCTGTCGGTGTTGTCAATCTTCTTACGCGATTACCGGGACTTACTTTGTTCTGAAGAGCCCCCGCATTATCGAAGACATACACGGGTTTACCGTCTAACTGCACACCAGGAATGAAGTGGAACCCCCCACCGACGTTAACGTGCGGGGTGTATACAGTGGCAAGTCCGTCAGACCCTCGAGTACTACGGTGTGCAGGGTTGTTCTTCACATTTTTGTCGTACCAAGCCTCCCATTCAGGGTTGATTTCATTGACGCTGTTGAGCCAGTTCTTGTACTCCCTTTCACTTATGCCTTGTTCGTCCAATCTTGGTTTTATGGCTTCATAACGAGGGTTGTTTAGTTTCCGGCCAAAAGCTTGAGGGTTTATGAACTTCGGCGGCGCTGGTGGCAGGGCTCGTTTTCGCTTTTTCGCGTAAGCCTCAGTCACAAAGTCTTTTTCCCGTACTTCGGTGTAGCCCGTCCCGTCACCGGGTCCGCCAACAAGATCACTGTTTAGAGCACCCTCCGCGTAAGTAGTGAACCCCTTCACCCCAGGGACTCCAGAAAGCTTTCGTAGATCGCTACTACGCACTAAGACTACTTCCTCGTCTCCAGCCATGAATGTCTCGAGAAAAACGTCTCCGCTGCCGTCGTTTCGCCGTAGATCCGTCGCCCCGTATCGAGCCGTCCGCTGCTCCTGCGCCAACGGCACGGCAGCTTTAACCGCCGCTCCCCTCCTTTCGATTTCTGCGATCCTTGCCCGTTCCGCCGTCTTCATGTCCTGAAGGATTTGTCGTGGAGATTTAGTTTCTTTTAAAGCCATGCCTTCTCCTGTCACTGGAGTACATTAACACGGTCAGGCGTTCTTCAAGCCGTAGTTGTCTTTGGCCCATCCGGCGCCTTTGAGGGCGAAAGACGTCGCCGAAATCAGCTTCTTCATGGGCTCGGGTGCGTCGCAGTTGCAACACTTTGGGGCGCGAGCACCCATGCTCTGCAACAGCTCGACTTGAAAGTTGCACTCAGCGCAACGGTATTCGTACAAAGGCATCATTTTTCCTCGGGGCTACTGTAACTGGTTGGCTTCCGCACGTGCACGGGTGCAAGTTTTATATGCGCCTTTCCAGCAACCGTCTCGGCCCCACACGTGGAAACCGCTAAGCACTCGACCTTCGGGAGTTCGCCAAACACCAAACCAAACAAGCGGCGTTTCGTACATCATGACCTTTTACCTTACCCGTCATCTCAAGCTTAGTCGTAGCCCATGGCATATAGCAAGACTCCACCCAAGAGCGATGCGGTCACGGTAATGACGCCGACCCACAAGCAGACGTGCAGGAGCGCTCTCGCGACCAACGCGTCGTACTTGTCGTCCACTTACAGCGTCCAACCGTGCGGAATCATGTGCCCTGGGCCGTACGGAGTCTCTTGCAACAGCAGTGTTTTGCCGTTCGCATCGGTACCGTCGTAGATGTCCAAGTCTTGGAAGTCTTCTTTGCAGGACCAGTAGAACGTGATGATCTCCTCGCCAGCTCGTCCCCAGTACCGGTGCCATCCGTTGCGAGTGTAGTAGTCGTGCAGCAATGCTTGCGCGTCGGGGAGCGTTTCGTTCTTGCCCCAACGGCGCCAACCTTCCGGTGTTCGGATGGTTCCGTCCACGTTGCGCGGAACTTCGGACTCTAAGGGCGCTGTAACGGCCTCAGGAGCGCTTTCGGCGCTGGCCTTGGGTTCGGGTGGCGCGGTGAGAGCAGGCGACGGCATAGCGCAATCCTGCGCGTTTTGCATCAGGTCCAATCCACGCAGCAACGCGATGCGCGCTACGGTCTCTCGAGTGACCTTGATGCCAAACTCTTTGACGGCGACGGTGTCTTCGATTGCAGGTATCAGCTGGTCAATGCTTTCGAGCACTTGCGGTTCAAGGTCTAGGCTCACACCCTTGGGCGCGGCTTTCGTCGTTTTGCTTGGCATGGGTTCTCCGTCGATGCCGTCAGGGTAACATGCGCGAATGAGATGGCAAAGCCATACCGTTATGGTACTATTCAATCGGAAAAAGTTTTTGAAAAAAGGAACGCCTTTCGGTATTGGGACCCTAAACTATTTTTGTCGGGGTGTACCCCCCTCTTGCCGTGTCAACACTTCAGCACCCAGCGCACCCCCCACAGGCTCCCGGGGGCGATCCGGGTGGAATCGATCGACCGGCGGACCCGCCACCGCC